TTATTTGAACAATCAGTATTAACTATGTTTAAATTAGCTGAAAGATGTGAGCATCTATGTGGACATAATGTTAAGTTTGATTTACATATGCTAGCTAACTTAGGTTATGAATATACGCAACCAAACTTAACAGATACAATGGTAATGATTAGAGTAGCGCACGACGCTTTAACACCAGAAAATGGTGGACCACCATTAGGATTAAAAGAATATGCAACAATGTTTATAGATCGTGGAGCAAAGCTACATGAACATGAACTTGCTGCAGAAAGACAAAGTATAGCTAAAGAGTATAATGTTGATTTAAAGAATAAACTTCGTGAAATAGATAAAGTATGGACTATGAAATACTTAGATGATTATTTCAAAGATGTATTACATAGTGTAGATACTCTACCAGAAAATGTTAGAGATGTTTATACTAATTGGTATAACAGTATACCTGAAGCTATAAGAGATAACATGTATCTAGGTAAAGTTGAATCAACAGACATACCTTATAACTTATTAAATAGAGATACATTAAAAACTTATGCAGGTTATGATATTGTTTATACTGCAGAAATATATTATTTAACTAAAGATGCAATAGAAGCAAGACATAACCAAGAACAATTACAAAGAGAAGAAGCAGTTATTATACCATGTTTTCATATGGAACGCTGTGGATTCCAAATGAATAAAGATTATATAATTAAAGTTACAAAAGATATGGCTGAATATCTACAACAACAAAGAACTAAATTATATAATCTAATTGGAAAAGAAATATCTGTTAATGCAAACCCAACAGTAAAAGAAATACTTAATACAAAATATAATTTAGGTGTAGCTTCTACTGGTAAAGATGCGTTAGCTAGATTATATGATGAATTAAAAGCAAGTCAACCAGATAGTGATGTAGTTAAATTCATAGGATTAGTACAAGAATTAAGAACACTTGAAAAATGGTATGCAACTTATCTACTTAGATTCATAAAAGAAATGAAAAAAGGAGATAGAATATATACACAAATAAATCAAGTAGGTACTGTATCAGGTAGAGTTACATCTGATTTCCAACAATTTCCAAAGTATGGAATCAATAAAGATGATGGTACACCACTATTCCACCCACGTAATATGATAGCAGTTACACCAGGTTATAAAGGTATAGCATATTTAGATTACAGTCAGATCGAATTAAGATTACAAGCATTATATACAATACTTGTAGGAAGTCCAGACTTAAATTTATGTCGTGCATATATGCCATATAAATGTGTAACTAAAGATGGAACTTTATTTAATTATAAAAATCCAGAACATATTAAACATGCATATGATTGGGAATGGTTCTATGAAGAAGAACCTGAAAAGGAATGGGTAGCTACAGATGTACACGCAGCTACAACACATGTAGCATTTCCAGATATAGATATGCATAGTGATGAGTTTAAAAAACTTAGAGGTAAAGTTGGAAAGAGAGTTAACTTTGCTAAAAACTATGGTGCACAATTTAGTAGAATCAAAGTAATGTTTCCAGATTATGATGATGAAACTATACATAGAATAGATGATGCATATTATAAAGCATTTCCAGGTGTAAAGAAATATCATGAATATTGTTATGAAATATGTAAGACTGGACCATATGCAGTAAATCTATTTGGTGTTAGATATTATGGTTTATCAGGACATAAACTAATAAACTGTTTAGTGCAAGGTAGTGGTGCATATTTCTTAAAAGAAAAGATATGTGCATTAGATAAATATATAACCGAAAACAATTTAAAATCTAGAATGCAAATGCAAATACACGATGAAATAAGTTTTGAAATATATCCAGGTGAAGAAGAACATGTATATAAATTCAAAGAAATCATGCAAGTATTTGATGGAGCATATGTACCTGTAATAGCTGACCTAGAATTTACAACTACAACATGGGGTGAGAAATATGAATGCGAAGAAGTCTAGATATATCTTAGCAATAGATCCTTCAGGTAATTTTAAAGAAGGAAAAGGTATTACAGGATGGTGTCTATTAGATACTAAAACAAATAAGGTTGCAAAATTCGGTTATATATCAGCAGCTATGTATCCTAATCAATATGCATATTGGGATGCACACATTACATTAATAGATTCACTAGCAGGTTATGCACCTGCAATAGTTGTAGAAGATTATTTATTATATAGTAATCGTGCAACTAATCAAATCAATTCAAGATTTGAAACTCCACAACTTATAGGTATTATTAAATATGAATGTTATAAACGTGGAATTATAACTCACGTACAAACAGCAGTATCTGTAAAGAAAAGATGGAGTAATAAGATACTTGTTGCTAAAGGATATTTAAAAGCACAAGGACGAGGATATTATATAGGAGAAGTATTAGTGTCAGATCATATACAAGATGCTTTAAGACATGCAGTACACTTTGCTACTTTTGGAAAGGAACAAGAATATGAAAGAGAAAGAAACTATTACAGCTACGATTAATGTAGGCGTTAGAGAAGATGGTAGAGTATTTATTGATACCAAAGAAGAATACATTCCAACAAAGATAGCACAAGAAATAATGGATAAAGTTATAAGTCAATTAGTATTTGATGGTTGTGATAAAGCTTTAATAGAACGCTGTAAAGAAAAAACTAAAGAAACTAGAATATGGAAATGTATTGCATATGGTCAACTAATTCTAGTTATAATAATTTTTATATTATTAAAAATAAAAGGAGTGTTATAATGACTAATGAAGATATAAAAACACTAGGTGTTTTAGATATTAAAATAGCAGATATAGATAAATTATCTGAAGAAGATTATGCACTAGTTAGAAAAGAATCATTCGGTGGAAGTGATAGTTCTATACTATGTGGTGTTAATTTATATAAAACAATGAATCAGTTGATAAAAGAAAAGAATTGTAAGTATTTAACTGATGAAGAAAAAGAAGTTGGTAATAAACCTATAGTTAAAAAAGGTAGAGATTTAGAACCAATTATATTAAATAAAGCTGCAACATTATTAGATAGAGAAGTATACAAACCAACAGCAATGTTTGAGTTTAAAGATTGTCCTATATTAACTTTAAACTATGACGGTGTTTGTAAAATAAATAATGATCTAATACCTGTTGAAGCGAAGTTAGTTAGTAAATATGGAGAAAAATATTATTCTAAAAATAAAACTATAGAAGATAATATGAATGTTAAAATGGATGTTGAAGGTGATTCACTTGAAGCACACATTAAACATAAAGCTTTAAAAATAGGAATACCTGCATATTATTACACACAAGTACAACAAGAAATCATGGGACTTAATGCTCCTTATGGTTACCTTGCAGTACAGTTTGATGAGAGCTGGGATTTTAAATTATATTATGTTAAAGCAGATCCATATGTACAAAATAAAATAAAAGATATTGCAATGAAATATCAAGATCAAATAGAAAAGAACGCTTAATGCGTTCTTTTTTTTATGAGATATAATAATTATTACTATAGAGTACTGAATTATAAAGACGTGGTATCTTATACTTTGTATAAGTACGCATGAACTTTCTAACTTCAGGATCCCAACGTTTAGCAAAATATTTTTTAGAATATTTATTATAAGCAATATATAATTTACGCTTTTTAGTTTTAGGATAACTGTTATAAGAAGGTTTACGTACACGATTACGCCATCTATAAGCAGCTCTAGTATAATCATAATCATTTATTGTAGAGTATATTGAAGGAATCCAACTGCCACCTGCTTCACCTTTTGATGCTTGTATTACTTTAGCTATATTTCTAAACTGTGTTTGTAATGGATTAAGTTCCTCAGCTATTTTTTCTTTTTCTATCATACCTGTTACAGTAGCTATAAATGGATTTAATCTATCTTCTATGTTACCTATAGGATCTGATACAAGATTAATAAAATCAAATACTGATGGACTTGTTTTGAATATTATATTACCTAAACGTAGATTACCAACTGCTGCATGATAAGATAAGAATTTAGTTTTCTTTAATTCTTCATAAGTATATTCTCCATTGTTCCAACTAGCTGTTTGAGTATCTAATAGGAATCTATATAATTGCATGTTACGTGTCAACCCACCATTTACATAATAGTTAAAGTTATTTATTGGGAATGTTGAAAACCAGAATAACATTTCACAATAATCTATTAAATCATATTGAGTACTGTAATCAAAGTGTGTTTTAATAACACGAGATACAGCTGTATTGATAGGTAATCCTTCATTAACTGATTCTAAGAATAATGCAAAACGTCCTGTTTGTTCTATGTGATCATTTAGATTACGTGTCCAAGACAATGGATTCCAAGGTTGGTCACCAAACAATACTTTATCTTCATATATTCTTTCCCAATATGGACGTAAGTCTTCAATATTTTGTTTGTTATATTCTTCTAGGAACTTACCTAAAGAGTTAGATAAGCCACCAGATGCAGAAGATGTTACAAATATATCTGTTAAGAAGTATATATCTGCTTCTTCTTTTGTGTGTTTCTTTAATACTTCAAGTAATTTCTCTTTACTAAATGTTTTATTTTCAGCAAGGTCTAATACTTCTTGTTGTATTTTATTATGCAAATCAAGTGCTTTATATGCAGGTATATAGTATTTTAAAATATCCAAACCTGTTTCATTCATGTTCTTATAACCAAGAGTATCTAAGAAGTTACGGAATAAAAATCCTGGTGTAAATAAATACATTGATTTATAAGTTGTCGGTATAACACGTCTATAGATATCTAATAAACTATTAGTTATTTCTCTTTTATTTATAACTTGCTTCATTGCTCCATATGTTTCACGTGGAACAAGGATGCCCCCTGCTTGCGCAGCTTCAGCTAAAGTATGTTTATTCCATACTTTGTATTCATACACTTTAGGAAGTCCTTTTGTATCTTTTCTAAGTATTAATACACGATAATCACCTGTTGCAAAGAACTCTTTTATACGTTTTGAACTTGCTTCACTAAACATTTCTTTTAACATTTCACTTTCTGATAAAGACCAGTCTTTATTAAAGAATAGTGTAAGCCACTTTGTTACCTTGTTAGACCTGTTTAGAGATGCCAATAAGCCAGCAAAAGTATTACGGGATAGTTCTATACTGTGTGGTATGAAATCGTCTGAATAAAGGCTATTCCATACGTTGTATACGTCATACCCACCAACAACTGAAAAGTTTAGACGTTCAAAACTTTTATCGTAGAACTTACTAAGACCACTTTTAGTGTATTTTTGATACAATTTTCGTTCCTCAAAGTCTCCATAGAAATCTTTAAATTCTTCTAAGAACCTTTCAGCAGTGTCTTGATTTAATGTTTGTGTTGTTATTAAAGTATCTGGTATATAGTCAGGTTTAATAAGATTTAAACGTGCTCTATATTTAGATATTAAGTTTGTAATACCTTCTTGTAAGGCTTGATTACTTGTTAGTAACTTAGGATTTTTAGCAAATTTTGTATGTTCTCTTAAATCTGTTAAACGGAAATGATACCAATCAACACCATCGCCATCTGTATATTTCATCATTTTTAAACCAGCATCTTCTAATTCTTTCTTTGAAAAATTAAAGATGTTATCTAATGGTTCAAAAGACATACTACCATCTAAGTGTTTAACTAGTTTTATATTACTGTTACGAAATACTAACCAACCATCACAAGCATTTGCTATATGAGTTGCAAGTTCTTCAGCATCCATTTGTGAAATCCAAATAGCTTTACTAGATTCTCTTTCTTGAAAAGCACGTATTTGTGGTTTATTTAAACCTATTTCATAACCATAGTCAGCATTAGCAAAATCTCTAAGATTTTGTATAGAACCTAAATTATCAAAGTCATCTACAATTTCTTTACTGTTTTCTATATTTAAAATAGATTCAAATATATCATCAGCTGCTTTAACATCATCGGCAAAGTATTGTTCTATTTCACTTTGGTAAGTACCTAAATCTTCTAAACTATGTAATGGCATTGTTAAAGAAGCGTCTACATATCTATTAGCATAATGTAATACGTCTAAATCTCTAGCAATTTTACTTAGTTCAATAAACGTATTATCTTTTATATTAGGTGAGTTACGATATACTTCTGTTAGTTTTGCTAATTGATCTGATTTAGTTAATCTATTAAAGTAACCTTGTTGTTGTAATAATTTTCTAGCATTTGTTTCAAAAGCATTTCTATTGTTTATACTTAAAGAACTTTTAGATAATGTTTCCCAACCTAATAAAGCTTGAGGACTTAAACTGTTGAAGTACTCTTGTGGATTCACAGGTCTATATAAAGCATTAGGTCTAGAATATGTTGCTATTAAAGTTTCTCTTAAACCGTTTATATAACCTAATTCATATTTATAGTCTTCGTGTAGTATATCTGAATAAGATCTTAAAGTGTGTGTTAACATAGAATACTCTGAATTAGTACCTTTAATAGTTTGAGGTGTTAATTTAAATATATCTTTAGATGGACTTCTAGCCTCAATATACTTCATAGTATATAGATTTGTTTCAATCGAAGCTGAATAAAAGTTATATTGTTCATTAACTTGTTTTAAATATTTTATTGCTTCATTATATTCTAAAGGTATTTTTAAAACTTCACCTTTATGTTTGATTGTAGCAAGACCTTCACCTATAGCTTTACCAAACATATTTAATTCGAGCATTGTAGTATCGTATTCATTAAGTAATTCAGTTGTTAATTTTTTAGATATTTTATTACTCTTTGGAGCTCTACCTAAATTAAATCTATTTGAAATACTAGATAAGTTTTTAACTAAACCTATAGTACTTTCGTTATATGTAGATGTAAGTGTAATATTATCTATTCCTAATTTAGTACCTATTTCAGCTTGACTATTTATATAACGATTTAATTTAGCATATAGTTGATCTTTAATATCTTTTTTAATTTTTTCTATAGGAACATCTGGAACTTCTTTCATTAACTTCTCTGTTAATTCTTTTGTTCTATCTATATGCATACCCATTTTATGCATTAACATAGTTCTATAAGTTTCTTTATAGCCTTTTTTAAATGCAGAATAAGATTTATATCTAATCTGATCTATATCTAATTTATCTTCATTTAGTATATCAGTTATCATTATATTTTTATTATCTTCTATAACGTCGTACCAAATGTTATTAAGTTGATCATTAGTTGATTTACTTAATTTGTATTCAAGAGCAAGTTCTGTACTTAATTCTTTTAATAGATTATTAGTTGTATCTACTTGTGATAATACTATATTTAAATCTTTTGCATATTGTGGTAAATCATTCTCATTAAAGTACCTAATCATATTAGGAATATAAGTACCTCTTATTAAAGAACTTTCATCAGCTAAATGATTAAAGACATTTCTATAATCAGCACGTTTTGCTAAGTTAGTAAAGTCATTCATAGTTCTAAATGCACCAAAATGCGAAAGAGCTACATAAGCTTCATTGTCTATATTTTCTACATAGTTAACAACATCTTCTACAAACTCATCTGTTGTAAATGCTTTTAATGCTTTTCTTAAATCTTCTAGATTTTTAACTAATTCAACTGCAGCAGCACCACCTGTAAAAGATATATCAGATATTCTTTTATCTAATACTTTGTAAAGATCTAATAAACTTTTATACCAGTCAGGTATTTTAAAAGCTTTAGAAGTATCTTTAAGATCTCCAAATATATCATCAGTTTTTGATAAGAAATATTTTACATCTTCTATAAGTATAGGAAAGCCCTGTTCTTCAAATGCTTCTTTAGAACCCTTTTTTGCAAGGGACTCAAATTTTAAATAAGAACTATATATTGAAAAATTTTCAGGCCAATCTTGTTCACGTATTACTTGTCGTATAAAAGACATAGAACGTTCAACATCTTCATTTGCTTCTATATTTTTAACAGCTTTAGATATTGTTTTTATTGGATTGTATGCATATCTACCATAAGTATCTGCATTATGTTTAGCTATTTGATTTCTAAATACATCATCTAATTCAGAACCCATTTTACGTTCTGTTTTATTAACTATATCATTTGTCATTTTTCTATAACTAGATTCTGTAAATTTGAATTTTTCTGTGCCAAGATGCTGATAACTTGTATTTGATATAATATCTCTAATTGCTGCGTTTTTATCTAATATATTTTTTGAATGTAAAACAGTGTGTATAAGTTGTGCATTACTTCTTGTGATTCCAAGTGTTTCTAATAGTGTTATAATCTCATCACGTTGTTGTTGAGAAATATTTTTATCTAAGTTTAATTGAACTAGAAAATCTTCTAAATGCATTAACCCATAGTTTGAAAATTTATCTTGTCCTTTAGAACTCCAACGATAAGTTAATAAATAGTCATCAACATATCTATAAATATCTGCAAGATTATCTGCATTTTTATCTAAATAATTTCGCATAGATTTTATAGTAGCAAGTCTGTAACTATTTCTTAAATCAGTTTCTTTAAGAAATACACCTACAGGTCCTGCTGCTAAACTTAAGAAACTTGTTTTCATTTTTGAATCTGTTTTAAGTTCTTCTAATGCTTTTTCACCTAGTTGTTCTATAGTTTCTTTAAAGTTTCTATTATGTTTTAACAAGTAATCAATATAAGATTCATATAAATCTAGATTATCTAAGTTATTTCTATTGCTAAGTAATATTTCATAGATATTATATTGTTCATTAATTACATCACTTCTAAGAGTTCTAGTAATGAATCTTCTTAAGTCTTCTTGACTACTAAGTAAATCATTATTTAATGCAAAACTAGAACCAACAATATCTGTATATAAAGGTTTTGCGTGTTTTATAAACATTTTTTCAAGATCTACTGTAGCTAATCTACGTGTTATATGATTATAAACAGTTGATATCATAGGTGCTATAGCCTTTTGATACGCTAAAGATAATGGCCCAATAGGTGTCATCCATTGTCCTGCAATATTAAAGTACTTGTCTACAGCTTTAATAGTATTTAAAGCTTTTGTAGTAGTAGCAAAAGAAGCATAAGCTTCAGATAAAGATACTTTAGCTGCAGCATCTATAATAGCTTGACGTGTATTATCAGAAACTGTCTGTACTATTTTATTATAAACATCATCTTTTAATTCACCAGTTAACTTATCTGTAACGATTCTAGTGGCTTGTTCAACAACGTCATCTGTTAAGTCTTCACCAACTTCTTCTACTGTTGTTTTTACAGCAGCAGATAAGCTTGCTTTTTCAGCAGCTCCTACACCAGATATTATAAGAGATATCCAAGTCATTGGGTCTGAAATAACTTCTAATACAATCTCAGCTACTGAATCTCCAAAAGAATCTCCAAGTTCATAGTTATATTTTTTACGAGGACCACCAAAGCCAACTGATTGTGCTAATGTTTCTAATGAACCAGCTTCTCCACCAGCAGATGGCACTTGTGATTTAACTATATTAGCAAGTATGTCTGCATCTTCACCAAGTTCGTTTGCAGTATTTAATGCTATTTCTAAACCTGCTTTAGCTATTGTCATATCTGGATCTTCTATAGCTCTTACTATAGGTTCAACCATATTGTTATAAGCTATTACTGCAGGTGCAAATGTATAATCTAAAGCATATTTAAGTGCAGGTATGGATTGTAATAAATCACTTCTACTATACCATTGTAACCAAGGTGTTTCATCTAATAATTCATCTCTAGCATCTTTCGACCAAGGAAATATAATATCTGCTAAAGAGTCTATCTTTTCAGTAACATCTTCTTTTTTAGCATTTGTAGCACTGCTATAAGGAGTTCTATTAAGAACTCCTGTAACAGTACCATACGTAACACTAGGCATGTATTGTACATCATCCATATATTTTACACTAGGCATGTACGCTACATCAGGCATGTAATTAACACTTGGCATGTAACGTACATCCGGACTAATATATCTTATAGCCATTGTTATTGTTTTTCTCCTAATTTAACCACAGGACTTAAATAACCGTAGTTTTGAGCATCTGCCATTTGAATATAATTATTCAACGCAGCATTAAAGTCATAGTTCATAGCTGGTAAAGTAACATCTTTAAAGTAGTTAAGACCTTGCATAGCAGAATTTTTATATGCAGATGCAACAGCAGATGCACTATCATATGCAGCTTTCATACGAGCATTAAGACCTAGTCTTGCTCCTTTTAAAAGGTAGTCAGAAGATAATACATTAGCATTAAATTCTGTATCTGCACCACGTCTACCTACATCATTAGCATATAAGTTTGTACCAGCATTTGATAATACTTGTGCTAATTGATCGTAAGTCTTCATAGCATTAATATCTGTAGATGCACGATCTAATAAAGCATCACTCATTGTTTCAAAACGGTTTGTAGCTGCATCATGATTAGCAGCAACTTTTGTATTGAGAGTGTTTATATTAGATAATACTTCTGCAGCAGCACGAGCACCATTAGAAACTCCTGTTTGTAAAGCTTCTGATTTAATATCACGTATTGAATCTAAGTAATTAGCTAATGTAACATTATTATCTCGTTCTACAGCATTAGCAATTAAACCAGCAGCCCAATCAGAATATTTAACTTTTGCTTCTGCAGCATTATCTAAACGTTCTTTTATGTTATTCCAGTTATAATCTAATCCGTAGATTTCTGCAAGCTCATCATTAGTATAATGTTTAAGAGGTTCTACATTTCTTTGCCAAGGTTCTATATCAGAGAAATAAGTAGGTGCTGGTGCACCAAATCCTCCTGAAAAAGCGCCTGTTAAATAGTCTAATTTTTGTTGGTCTGTTAGTCCATTGTCTCCTATTAAACGTTTAAAGTTAGCATCGTTTTTATAAAGACTATTATAAGTATTTAATAAAGCTTTTGATTCTGCCTTTTTTAAAGATTTATAATCAAAATTATTATCTACTAATTTATTAAATGCTTTAATAGCATCTTTTGCATTTATCTCATTTAGATAACCTAGTCTAACAGCATCTGAAATATAGTCTCTAAACTGTGTTCTGTTTTGAATATTAGCCCATTGAGCTAATTGAATTTCAGCAGCCTCTGCATCTTTCCTAGTTTCTCCTGTTGTTTTCCAAGCAGCAGAAGCTGCAGGAGTTAAACCAAGTATTTCAGCAAGATACATTGTTTGTGAACCGCCAACAGGACTAGATTGTATAGCAGCTTTTGTTAAGTAATCTGTTAAACCAGTGTTTCTTTTTGTCTCTATATAAGGAGTTACTATATGACTACCAAACCAAGAGTTAGGATCTACATTTAATTTATTAGCTGCTTGGGCTACTTTATTTGCATACGCATTATTTTGAGCTAATATATAATCATCTATAGAACTATAAGTTTTACTTTTTCTTAATAGATTATTTATAAAATTAGCGTTGTCATCAAATACAGACATAGTCACACCTCCTTTTAATTGTTAGTCGTATTATACCAAACATTTCCTGAAGCAGTGTTATTAAGTGAATTAACACCTTTAGTATTATTATATGCTTTTTGCCAAGAGTAATTAGTACCTGTTTCATTATCAAGGTATTTTAATTGGTACATTCTTCTTAATAAATTATCTTCTGCCATTTGTGAATTTATAGCATTAACTGTGTTTGCATTAGCTGCTCTAGTTTCATAAGCACTTGCAAGATAATCATTGTAAACTTTTTGTGCATTACGTACACCAGCATAAGCAGTTTGGTATGCTGCTAAATCATTTATATAATTTTTAACTTCTGCAGAATTTGTATTAACACCTTGTTCAACAAGCCATTTACCAACAGTGTTATACCAGTCTTCTGCTATTACAGGATTGTTTTCTAATTCAGCTTTTTGACTTTCTTTATAATCATTAATGATACTACGTAAATCAGAAGATGCAGCCTCATTAGTTTCAGCAGCACCTAATAAAGTTGTTAGTGCATTAGCAGCAAGAGTACCTCTACCCATAGCAGTTGGTGCAGCATTGTTATAACTATTTACATAAGTATTTAAAAGCTCATTAACATATCTTGAATTATTTAATTCAGCTTCTTTTTTATCTTTTTCTTGTTCAGCAATAGCATCTCCATAATATTTATTAGTTTTTTCATTATATCTAGCAATAAGTTTATCCATGTCGTATTCATCTTCTACGCCATAGAATTTAACTAAATCTTCTTTATTCCAAACTTTTGGTATTAATGTATTTTCAGCAGCATCTTTTATTAATCCGATTTTATCTTCACCGAAAAGATCATCTACATATATACCACCAATACCACCGCCATATCCAGAACCAGAGCCAGAACCAGAATCAACAACATTTGCCCAATAATTTGGACTATTAGGATTAAGAACACTATTTTCCTTAGCAGCATCATAACCTACAGGATATTGCCATGCTGTTGTTGTTTTGGTTGTAACAGGAGGCGCTGCTGCTAATTTTGCAGCTGTACTATTTGTAGACTTACTAAGAGAAGCAGTTGTTCCATAATTACCATTAGCATCTTTTGTAATAGTGACGCCGCCTTTATTATTAGTTTGTTTAAGCATCTTATCAATATAGTTCTTTGCTTGATTAGATGTAAAGTAACTTAATTTACCATTCTTATCAATAATATAATATCTATTAGATAAGTGATCTTTATAAATATCATAAATATTATTATTTGCTGTTTTATAGGATATTTTTGTTTTTGTATCCTTATTATTAATTGGTTTTGTTGCGTAATATGTCGCCATATATTATCTCCTTTCTACAGTTTTTGTAATGCATCTGCTCTATAAAAACCTGTAGTTCCTGATTCATTACCTACTTGATATGGATAACTTCTACCATCATAGATATGTAGTATCTGTCTAACATAACCTATACCATAAGCTGTATTAGAACAACCATAACTTGAACCATTACCTGTTCCAATTATTTTAACAGTATCACCAACTTGTAATCCAGGTGTTGGTTGTGGAGCAGGTTCAGTATATTCAGGAATAGTTAAATTTTGTCCTGGATATATTAAACTAGGATTAGCTATACCATTAGCATTAGCTATACACATATAGTGATTATAATCTCCATTACCGTAGAATCTTTCTGCAATACCTGATAATGTATCACCACTTACAACTGTGTAATACTTTGGCCAATCTGGTGTTGGTGGAGTTGGTTGTGGATTATAAGGATAATTTGGATTAACTATGAATCCTCTTGTTGCATAATTACTATTCATTCCCCATCTACCATTAGTATTATATCTAGTAGTTGTGTAGAATGCACTACCACCGTATGCTGATTCAGCAGTTCTTATACAGTTATCATCAACAACTTCAGTAACTATTGCAACGTGTCCTGCAAGAGAACCTTTACCTTCCCAAACTAATATAGAACCTACACAAGGTTTAGATATAACAGATAAACCAGCAGCTATAGCTCTTTCTATAAAGTTTTCTGCGTTACAGTTTAAATGATATTTTTCGTAACCTAAATCTAACTCCTCATTATAGGCCCCGCAAGCGTAGCCCACGCAATTAGAAAGTACGTTACATTGAGAGTCTGTTGGTTTACCTACTATACAAGTAGAGTAACCTCCAGCTCCTTGAGTTATATAATATTTATTTCCTGAAGTTGGTCTAGTCGTTCTTATCATCTATAACCACCTCGCCTTCTTCAATCATTTCTTCAAGTGGAACTTCGTTTACATTAGTTTGTTGATCATAAGGTTCAACATCTAATACACCTCCGATTCCATCTTCTTCCATAATATAATTTTGTTTATATTCTTCAACTAAATCTTTGTTGTATTCAACTTCGATTATTTGTTCATTCATATTGTTTCCTCCTCATTATTAGTATTATTAGTATTATCATTCTTACTACGTCTTGTGAAGTAATAAGTAAATACTGCTGTAGCTATGTTAGAGAACAACGTGAACACAATTTGAAACATGTCCCATTGTTCTTTTATTGCTACTATTATTATAAGCGATATTATAGTTAATGTAAAACATACTGTTACAAAACTTTTTAAATCACTCCATATTTGTTTCATATTGATTCTCCTTTTATTTTTTATTTTGTTCTTCTAACAAAGTAACTCTATTTTCTACTTTATACATTCTATCTATAAGATTATTATGTGCATGTACTTTCTCATCTAGTTCTTTTATACGATATTCTAAAACAGCTTGACTTTTATTATTTGCAACTATAGTAGCAATTATTGTTGGAACTGCAACACTAATACCACTAATTAAAGCAACTATAATTCCACTCATATTGAACTCCTATTGTACAGGACCCGATACTTGCCATTCTAGCCATTCATTATATCGTTCTTCAAAGGTATATAAGTTATTTATACCTGCAATGTATGCTGGTTTTACCACACAAATTTTGTCAAATATAAATGATGTAGTTAGTGGTGCCCCCCAACCAGACGCGACAGTAAAGTTTTGAAACAGAATACCAGTAACTAAGTCTGGATTATTATTACTACAATATAAGTTTACATCGCTAAAGAGTTCTAAACCATCAGATTCTGTAGGATCTAAAACAAAAGTATTAGCATTATTATGTGTTGAAAGTGTGCTTGTTTGTTGTTTATATACTGCTGTACAAATATGATCATTTTGAATATCTATAGATATAGTTAAATAACCTGGTGGTTGTCCATATGGATAAGACCATGCATAACCTTCTATAGTACAACACTTAATATTACCAGAGCCAGTTAATGGACATCCTGAAACAAGAAGGTGATTTGAGTCAGATTGTGGTCGGTTTGCTCCTAATTGGTACATACAATTTTCAAAAGGTGTTGGGCTACTTCCCCAAACAGAAGGATCATCTTCTATTGTTATTGTTGTAGGGAAACCTACAAATGGCCCTCGTACATAATTAGGTGCATCAACATTTATACTAGTTTTAGAAGCAGCTTCACGATCATATATAACAGCAACCATTTCTGGTGTTGGATCTGTTATATTTTGAAGATCAGATGCTGAAGTTATTTCAATTAAGTTATCACTACCGCCACCACCTAGATTATTTACAGTGTTTATTAAAGTATATAAACCATCAGTTGAAGCAACACTTTGTCCTTTGTCTATTAAGATATCGTATAAATCTTCACGCATTCCTTCTAATTCTTCTAAACGAATTGCTATTGACATACCTTACCTCCTATGAATTACTACCATACATGATAGCTGTTAATACATTTTCTACATTACCAACAAGTCCATCAACATAAGTCTTTGTTACTAAACTAGTATTAGAAAAAGTAGAACCTGAATATAGTGGAGCTGTACTAAATGTTTTTGTACCTGATATAGTTTGTGAACCTGTAGTTAGTACGCTACCTAAGTACATAATATAACTATTTAATGTTCTTATACTACCAGTATATGTGTTGTTATAAGCTAGTGTATCTATTTTTAAATAAGTATTTCCACTAGACTGTTGATTGTAAACAAGATAACACATAAATTCATCTGTTGTTAAAGAAGCAACATTTATTGTTTTAGGTACAATAAAATATGCATAACCACCGTTATAATTTGTTGAAACGCTTCTATATGTTGAATATGTAGTAGTTAATTTATAATATATTGTTGAACCAGTACTAGTTATAGGATAAATACCAGGTGTTAAACCATCTAATATTATTGCTGAAGATGAAGAATTACCAGACTTTGATGCTTGTAAAGTATTATCTAATTTAGCATTTAAAGCATTTTGTAAATCTGTTTGATTACTAAGCGTACCTGTTATAGATCCCCAAGAACTTGAACCAGATTGTCCAGGTTGTCCTTCAGGGATTACAAAATCAAATACAGCAGCACTTGTTGTTCCTGAATTTGTAACAGATGCTGAAGTACCAGGTTGTCCTGTTGTAACTGTACCTACTGTAATTGTTGCAGCTGCACCATCTTGTCCGTTAGTACCATTAGTACCATCAGACACTGTAGCTGTTGTAGTACCAACAGCATCTGTGATTGTTATAGTTGCAGTAGTACCACTTTTAGTAACATTAGCAATAGGACTAAACCCATCTTGACCGTCTCGACCATCCTGTCCATCTTGACCATCTTGACCAGCAGGACCTTTAATATTTTGTGTAGTAGGATTAGGTAATCCACCATTATTAGTCCAAGATATATTTCCTGAAGCATCTACAGCTGGAGTAAAATAAGGACCTGTATCTCCTTTTTGTGTTAATGTATGCCAGCTGTCATCATAAAACATATACATAACATATGTATCACCAGTTATAACAACACCTACATTACCTTCTCTAGCTGTTTCAGGTAAGTCAGAAACACTATCATATATAGCAAAGTCACTTAAACCTGCAGCAATTATTTCATTTACTTCTTCTTTTGTATAAATATCATTTAAGACATCTGCTAGATTTTTATCTGTACCATCTACTAATACCGATTCAAGCGTATTGAATGGAAAGAATGGTAATCTATTTTTATCTTGTAATTGTTTAATTGGATATCTTGCCATAATATCACTCCTTTCTTAAACCCAGTTCGTTCCTGTTGTACTGGATTCTCTATGTTGTACACCTGTGTACTGACTGCCATCTGTTCCTGATGCATAGCTTGCATCAAAAGATACAGAACAAACACCTGTGTTATAACCAACACCACATATACTGACATTACCTCTAAATTGTATATTAGCATCTCCTACAGAATTGGTACAATCTGAGAATTTAAAACACTGATATGAAGTACCTTGAGTAGTAACACCACCAAATTGTATAGTGATTGTATTAGAACCACTATTAGAAAATACATTCACATAGGTTTGTGTATTAGCTCCAACTGCATTTGAAGAAGTAACACTAGTTGTAGAATTATAATGTGTATCAACTCTTAATCTTCCATCTGCTTGCCAATAAATTTCTATCCATCGAGTACCGTTTCCACAATAAAACAAACGTCTTGAGTCTGATGTTGTTTTTGTTACTGTAGCTCTAAAATAGAAATTATAATTACCTGCAGAACTTTTAGGACACCAACAATAACCAGAAGCAGGAAGGATATTAAAAGAACCTTCTGCCCATCTGTCTGTTACTGTTGTATAATCTTGTCTATGTAATGTAGCTCTTACATAATTATTATTTTTACGTACATATAAATCTTTAACACTATAACTATTAGTATCTCCTAAATCTACCCAGCTACCATTTTTATATACACGACAATATGTTGGCGTTTTCCAAGAACCGTTATGGTATACTTTTATCTTATCGTATCTACCCATATTATATCACCTACTATACAGCAAAGTAAATATCACCAGTCTGTGGATTACTAACATATGCGTTAACACCAACACGGGCACAAGCAAAAGCTCTAGTATATGCGTTATTAGCAGTAGTAGTTGTTGTACCTAAGTTATTGTTAGTAGTGCTTAATGCTGTTGTTGTAGCATAACTTTCTAATTGTGTATTAACCCAAGATTGTGTATTACTTGTAGTAGAATAATCAGCAAGTGTTGTATTAAAATCAGTTGTAGTAACATAACTACCAACTGGTTGCACACCTAGATCAGATAATGAAACATTACCTGTTAATAGTACACTATTTATTGATGGTCTATTATCTAGATAATCATAATCAACTACAGCTTCTCTATTTAATTTTTCTCTAACAGCTGCAGATAGCATTGGTTCAGTTACAGAATTTAGTGCTGGTATATAATATACACCATCAACACCTGTTGAAGATTCCATATCTATAGCATATAAGAACTCAGGTAATTCTATGAAACCTAAATTAGAATTTACATCAGTACCATAGTATTTATTAGGACCTGCTGTAGCTCCAGATGCTATTGAATCTGCAATAACAGCATGTCCAACAGATGTAGCACCGTTTTCTATTTTTGTAATGTCTTCTGTTATAGCATCTAAATCTAAATGTATAGCTGCATTATCTTCTTCTAAAGCTTCTATAGATTCATCAAACCCTGATATAGACTCAGTAACATCTTGTATAGCTTTATCTAAATAAGGTACGTGATAAGTATGTTCTGGATTCTCATTAGTTAATAATGCTAAAAGAACTAAAGTATTATAATCACCTTGAGTAGTGTTTAGATTTAATTTTTCATTGTAATTTTCATGAGTAACTTTTTCTCCATACTCTAAATCTGAAGATTGTCTAACAAATTTAGGTATAAATGTTAAACCTGTATCCATATAATCTCCTCCTTATCTTACGTTCATTATTCTATATACCCATACAAAAGTGCTAAGTTCATACTCTTTTAAATCGGTACATAGCATTTGGAAGGTTGCACGTCTACCTTTACCCCAAAGTTTTAATTTTATTGTAGCCATTTCTAAATCAGGGAATTTAGATAAATCAACTTCCCAGAATTTAGTAAGGTCTAAGCCTTCTTCTTCTAATGTAGTGTCTCCATAAGCAACCATCATTGTATTTAAACAATCAACTTCTTCAGGTATTACATATACAAGTCCATAATCTGGATCATCAGGATCTGTTACATTTTGTATCTCATATCTTGTAGAAGTAACATTTACTTTACCATCTATTTTTACATCAGTATAAAAACGAATTTTACTTTGTTCTCTATTTATAACATTCATTTGTAACTCTCTAAAGCGTTTATTAAACGTATCATCTAATGCAACATTACCAGTATCAAAATAATTATAATTATTATAATAAGGAGTTAATTGCCAGTCACCTTGAATTATATTATCATCACGTCCATGTAATGCTTCTTTAACTATTAAGATGTTAGAATCAGTTTCAAGGTTGTAAGGAATGATTTCATAGAAAGCACCTGATTGTTTATTTCTATAAAGTTTAGCAGTATGTGATACATCATCGTCTCCTATACCTACTAAATATAATCTATAGCTTCTAGTAACTGTGTTATATACTAAATGCAAATCTAGATTACCAAATGATTTTTCTTCTATATAAGGAACAATAGTATATACGTAATGTACTTCTTCATTCTTAACAGCACTCTCTATATTAATAACATCAAAGTCTGTGAAACGTACAGTTCTTCTACGTAATTTAGATTCTTCATTTGTTATTGGTCTAAATACTCTATTAAGAATGTGTAGTGTTTCTTTAGTAAAGTGTATAGTATAGTTTGCTATAGCTGTAGAATTAGTAAAGTTCTTTAAGTCTGTAGCATCTGAAGTATATTTATTTGGTTTAAGTACATAGAACTCAGTATCTGTTTTAAAGAATATTTCATCTTTAAGAATAACTGTGTTTATAGCATCTACTTCTGGTATAAAAATATTAGTCATTACTTTCTTTTGTGTACATGTTTCTAATGTAGCACCACGTTGTACTAAGATAATACTATCTGTTGTTATAACTAATAACATATCTAAGTAATTATGTACTGCAAGTATTTCATTATCAAAATGTAGAGTATTTTGTGGATATGGAAAATAATCGGCTTCTTCCGTTGCTGAAAAGAATATAGCATCTGGTGCATCTTTAACACCATAAATACCGATACTACCTAACCAACTAACCATACCTTTACAAGTAGTTAAATCAAATTCTCTATTTTGTAATGGTGTTTCATATCTAGGACCACAACCAAAAGTAAATTGTAGATCACTTTCAGTATTGGTTTCATCACCTTTTCTTATAGAAATTCTAATAGCAGTTAATTCATAAGGTGGTTGAAAGTCAACCCATAAAGGATTTCCTGTAGTAAATGCAGTCCAATCTGTTATTACAGTATAATCTGATTCTGGATTTGCAGCATTCATAATTTCATATTTATATTTATAAGTAAGTCCTGTACTAGCATATTGATAATATACACGTAAAGCATACTCACCACCAATATCTAAATTCCAAATAGGAATATCATCATTTCTAGATTCATATGGTATGAATGCAAGAACTTTTGGTGAACCTGCAGAAGCATCACTAAATTGATAAGGATGCTCAGAAAGCATATTATAACCACCAGCTTTAGCTTCTGTTGGATTCAATAATCTAGGTTCGATTACTTTACGACGTATTTTATAACCATTAGAAGTGTTACGTATTTGTAACTTTGTTAATGCTGCTTTAGATAAACTAGTAAAAGAATTACGATCTTCATTAGCTGTGTATATTGTACCTTCTATTGAGTTACCAGAAAAGGCATATACTTCATTTGAAAGTACTGTACTTATAGGATAACCTAAATCTCTAGTAACTTTTTTATCAAACACGTATGCATTTTTAACAGTACGTGCAGATATGTAGCCTATGTTTTCATTCTCAATAGTATAGAAATCTTCAGAGCCTTTATTACAATAAAGTGCCCAAAGTTCTTTAGATACTTCTGTAGTTATAGTACCAGGTTCAACTATAGTTTCTCCATCGTAAACATTAGTATCTGTTGTTATTTTAATATTTGAGACAAACATAGGAACTTGTGCAAAATCTGGTATATCTATTGTAGCATCTCCAACATATTCTCTAATAAAGCCATAAGTACCAAGACTCATAATTAAGTCTTTAATGTCTTCTACATCTTCAGCAGATTCAGTATAAGTATATACATAGTCTGTTATATGCATTTTACCTAATTTATTATGACCAGCATAAGGAATTGTATCGTGTAAATTACGACCTTTTCTAGTTTTAACACAAGAACCTGTATCGTCTATATCATAATTAACTAATACTTTTGCAAATCCTTCAGGCATTAATTGATCTGTAAGATACATACCCTTAGAAATACTTTGGAATTTTGTTGAAATTCTTTGATTACGTTGACGTAATCTATAGTACTTTGTTGTTGTTGCCACGCATTACCACTCCTCTCGGATGTAGATTACAAGGTCCAAACTCTCTTTCATAAGAGAAGTCTATATAGCCACCTTCATTATTTTGAAATTCAGGAGGAACTAACATATGGTAATCACGTACCATATAGAATAATTGCCTTTCATAACGTTGTTGATAATCAGCTGCAATTAATTCTCCTTCTTCATCTGCTTCATAGAAATATAATGCTGTACCTAAAGCAACTACGCTTCTAAGATATTTATCTGGTATTACATCATATATAGTTCTATCTTTTGGGTGTGCATAAGGACAATAAGGATTTGGTCCACAAGTTATACAACCGTGTGGTCCTGGATGTGGTCCTGGTATTGGTCCTCTAGGTGGAAGTGGTCTATCCTTTGGTAGCCCTGGTTCGCCTGGCAAATGTGGTTGATCTGGTGGACAATCATCATCTGGTTTAGGTGGTAATGGTTTAAACCTATGTCTTAGATTATAATGCTCAACATATACTGGCCATTCTGAGAATGTAGGATAGCAAGCATTAAGTCTTTCATTAATATCATCTATAACTCTGTCCATATAATAATAAATATCTGGTTGTCTTAAATAATCTGATTGTATATAAGTACGATTTATAGTATCTACCAGTTTCTTTATTTGCATAATTTACCTCCTTTATATAAGACAAAAGACAGGATATTTACTTCCTGTCTTCTGCTTGTTGTACTAAATATGTAATTGACCAGGAGAGTATTCAAAATTATTTTTGACATCTCCAGCTTTGTTCTGACGAGATATCATAGCGTCAATTCTCTTAATCTTTGTGATTATATGAGAAGCATGAGTCTCGTTTATATAATAAGTTTGACCATCGCAAGGTACATCAACAACGATTCCATTAACTATTTGTCTTACAACATTACCTAAATAAGGTGCATAGAATGGTGATATACTTATAGCAACTTTATTTTCATTACGGTATTGAGTTACTAAACCTTTACGTTTAGCTTCTACTCTATTGAAATTGTGTTCATGTTCTGCTTCTGCGGAGCGTTTTGTTTTAGCTGGTTTAACAGCTTCTTCTTCAACAACTTCGTCTAAGAAAGCGTCGATAGTCTCTTTTTTATTAGCCATATTTGTTTCCTCCTATCAGTACAGATTAATTAAAATCTGCATTTAATTGTGTAGGTACACAGTAGTAGATAGCTACTGCTTCAGTTCTAGTTGAACCGAAACCAACACTATTAATCTTGAATCCGATAGATTGTCTTTGATCGATAGGATCTAATACACCAGCTGATCCTAAAGCTTTAACATACATCTTAGCATTACCTTGTCCAGCAATTTCTGTTCTAGTTAAGCAGTCTGCTCCAAGAACAAAGATTCTGTCAACTTTTAATTCATACCAATCACCATAACCATCAGCATTTTTAGCTGTGTTGATAGCATCCATATCCCATACTTTTAAGTTAGGAATGTAAGAAGCTTTTTGTCCAGTTCTTGAATCATATACATAGTTATCAACATTTCCTTGTCCATCTAATTGGGCTTTCTTATATGTTGTTGCATCAGCAGTATCATATTGCATTGCAGAAGTATTAGTATTGTAACGAGCGATTAATAGATAATCATCTTCAACAGTACTAATAGTTGCATGGAATTCACCGCTGTTATCTACATGCATTGTTTCATAGAACTCAAGACCAAACATTGGTGGAATTGGTCCCATATCATCGTAGAAACCTTTAGTAGTTTGGTTGATAGTCATGTATTTTTGTACTAATGAATCTTCTATCATATCGAAGTAGAAATCAGGAGTACCAATTACCATGTATCTATTACCACTTCTTGGTTTAACTAATTGTTTCTTCATTGATAAAGCGATAACTCTTAAGTCTTCTAGACTTGGTTTACAATCTAAAGTTAGGCTTTGGAAGTTAGCAACTTGTCCAGCATAGAAAGCAGAAGCAACTGTTACTAAAGCTTCTCTTGCTAGTAAGTCTAAAGTTTCCATAGCTACTATAGAGTATTCTTTTGTGTAATGAGCGATTACTGGGTCAATGATTTCGAAGTTTACTTTATCAGTAAATTCCATATATCTACCATATTGGAATGTAGGTATTTCATATTTTTCCATTGAACCTTTATCACTAAATGGAGGAACTCCTTCATCTAGTGGAACAGTGTGAGCTTGTAGTGGAGCCCATCTTCTGATTTGTAATTTAGCTGCATTGTTTTGAATTGGTGTAGTATTTGCTAATCTGTAGAACACGAAGTTCTTTTCATCTAAACGGATAGTATCTAATAATTGCTTATCGTAGAATAATTCAGGTCTTATTGCATAACCGTGGTTATTGAAATATTCAATGTAACTGTTAATATCAGCTACTGGATTTAAAGCATTTAACATAAATATCTACCTCCTCATAATTATTTCCATGTTGATTCTTATTTAATTTCTTTGGAAACACTATTTAATAGGCTATTGAACTCTGCCATTGTCTTAACATCTGTTGGGGCTGGTTCTTTTTTACCAGATTTTCCTTCTGGTGAAGCAGCGGAATCGGCTTTATTAGATTGCTTTATCCAGTTTTGTCTTTCTTCTTCTACTTTCTTTTTAACTATGTCATCAAAGAACATACCTTTATAAAGTGTATCGAAGTTTCCAGCATTGTATAAATCAATTCTATTATCGATTGCACGTTGCACAAACGCTTCAACTTCCTTCCCCGATAAGTTGTACGCTTGTTGTAAAGTTTTTAGACCTAACATTAAAGTTTGATCTCTTTGGCTTTGTGTTAATTCTCTAATTTGTTCTTCTTGCTGATCCACCTTACGTAGTAATTCAGGATTAGCAGCCATTCCTTGAAGTTGAGCTTGTTTCTTATAAGCTTCATTTTCTAAAGCTTCTATGAAAGCAGCCTCATCTCCAGCAAAATTAGAACCACGCATTAAAGTTTGAATAAACTTTTTATACTTGGTATTATCAGCACGCATTGCAGCAAAAGCTTGATTAGCTTTTTGTTGTTCAAGTTGTGCTTGCATTTCTGATTTCTCTGCTTCTTCAAGAGCTTCAACTGAGTTTTCTTCTATGGAGTTTTCCACAGGGTTTTCCACAGGTTCAGCTGTTGCAGATGCAACATCATCAGTTTGTGGTTGTGTTGCTTCATTTGTTTCTGTAGTATCTGCATTAGATTCTACACCAAAATCTGCTAACAATCCGTCGATATTTTCTGGCATAATTTATTTTCCTCCTATCATACGAGATTGCCGAGTTCTCAGAGGTAGATAGACTACACAGCGTTAGTGGCCGCTGGAGCCTATGCCTATCTAACTACATTATAAAAATAAAAAATAAAAAAGTCAATATAAATATATTGACTTTTTATAGAAAGTTTATCTTTTCTTTCCGCCTTTACCTTTTTTACAAGCCATAAGAGCCTCCATTTCATATTGATAATCTCTGTCATCCTTTAAGTTGCTGTTCAATAATATTAGTACTAGAGTTCCTACAATTAAAGATAGTAGCACGACTACACTAACTATTATTGTTAACATACTAAGCCTCGTAAGTTCCAGTAACGCCTAAGATTGTAACATCTTTTTTAATATTTCCAGCTACAATGTTTGCATCTATAGCAGCTGTAACTGCAGATACTGTAACTTCAGAGAACCCAACTTTACCAGTAGATGGTTCAAGTGTTTGAACTTCAGTGCTTGGTGTAGCTGTTGCTGTTTCTGTTGGAGCAGCATTAACTGTAACAGTTCCAAGACCAGTATATCCAGAATCAGCAGTAACTTCTTGTGAAGATGCTGTTGGTGTTACAGTTTTATTTTGATTCTTAACGTCATCTATAAGATTACAAATTGCAGTAGGAACTTCTACCCAGTAAGAATCAAACGCTATAACAGATTCTTTATAGTTTTCTGTTTTAGCATTATTGTTAGCAGTATCAACTAATGTACCAGTATATTTTTCAATAATACCAGTAGTAGTCATACCTTCTCTTTCTATTTTATCTATCATAAAGACTAAGTTTTCTTTGTCTTTATTATATGCTAATTTTATCATATATTACCTCCTATTGATACATTGGCATTTCTGCAGGCATCTCGCCTCCAGCTTCGCCCATTTGTGCAGCTTGTGGTGAACCACCAACTAAGCCTTGAATATCTTGAGCTGATGCTGTATTACCTAAAGTAGTTTGTTGTTGTTGTGCTTGTAATTGAGCAGCAACAGAATTAATGGCTTCTTCAGGAACCATTCCACCTTCAACTAAGTCAGCAAACATTTCAAGAGTTTGAGCAACTTGCTCAGTGATTCGAGTATTTCTTTGAATACCCATACGTTTAAAGATAAGATCTCTGAATGGAATATCTTGCATTAATAACCATTCTTCAACTGTAATGATTTCTGGATCAGGTTTATATTGAGCTTGTTTTTCAAGTAGCATGTTAGCAGCTGCTGAAAGTCTAGCTTTATTTCTTGGTAGATATGCTTGGATATCTATATCGTATCTGAATCTGATATCGTCATCGATAGCAGGGAAATCAAATTCAACAGTCTTAACTTGTTGTGTAACAGGGTCTTTAACTGTATAAGTTCTCTTATCTCCAAATTGAACTAAGTTATTAACAACTAGTTCTGTTAGTCTGCGTGTATATTGTTCATATAAAGCAATCTTCATATTATCACGCATTGTTGTATTACCAGTAAGTGCATCCATACCCCCAGTAGTTTGTATAGAACCTGTATCTTTACCTGCATACATTGGGTCTATACCTGATGCAGTCATGATGTCCTGACCTATATTAGCTTTGATTTGTAATAGTTCAGGTGGTAATGGTGGGAATTGTCCATAGTGAACAGCTGTAGTAGCATCACCATTAACAGGGAATGTCTTATCTGCGTCGTTACCATACTTAGCAAACTGTCTCAAATTAATTCCTGATTGTACGTTTACGAATCTTGGTGGACGTTGTGCTTTGTAAGCGTAAGTCGCATAGATTGAATTAAGTAAATCGTAAGTTAAATAGTTACCAAATATCTTAGCAGGTTCAGACGAACCAACCAAATCACCTGCAGGTAAGTTGCAGTATAGTAATGCAAATGGAAACATTCTAGGTTTTAAGTCTTGTTTGCAATATAACACATACTCATCATCAAGTAAGTGTATTTCGCAGATCTTATAACCATCATCATTGTCTGCAGCATACATTTCATAATAGTAAGTTATACGATGGTAGTCGTCACTATTACCACCAGGTATTTTCCTATCGTTAGCAGCAGTTATATCTGTTGTTGCTTGGTATTCTCCTAGAGTTTCACCTAATACTTTAGTAAGTTCTGCAATTCTGTTCTTATATAGTTTCTTAGATTTGATAATTGATAAAGAGTAATCGTCATAATAGTAACAGAACTCTGCATTATCGAACTCATCAGCATAAGGATCACGTCTAAACTTCATAGGGTCTATGTTTTTAAATACAATATCTCCCTTATACCAGTAATTTTTTGTACCGCCTACTATATTCTTGTTCCAACCGACCATTGTTATACCTAAATTTAGTAGAGCAGCTCTTTCACCAGCCAACATTTGGTAGTAATCTGCCTTAATGTTAGCCCAGATAGTGTCCATAGCTGAGTTAAACTCAACACATAACTGAATGTCGTCTTCTGCACGTGGCATAAGTTCCCCATAACGTCCAGTTGTGTAGATTGAAGCAACTAAATTGTCTTTAATATAGTTAACCCAGTTAGTATCAGGTGTTAATTGGTAAGATGGGAACTTTGCTTTAACAACATCCCATACTTTTCCCCTATCTGCACCGTCTAATATACGCATTCTTTGAGTTACTTTCGTATAATGTGAGTTTGTGTCCTTAATTTTCTCTTTAACAGACTTAAGACACACTCCTTCAGGTAGTAACTCTGACCCATAAATATCTTTAGCGGGCTTTTTCATTATTTTCTATCACTCCCTCCAAAGATTTCTGTAACATTATCCATTAATTTACCCATTTCCTCGTACGTTTGGTCTTCCTCAGGATCCTTATTTGCCACAACATCGGACATTTTAGGTATAGTTTCCTCAGGAATAGGTGGGTAAATGTTCTCGTTCTTATGATGGATTACAAATTGTATAGGCTTTTTAACTAATAATAGTGCAATTATTAATCCAAGAACGAAAGATAGTATGTAATTGATACAGAAAATCAGATTATTCATACAAATCTCCTCCTTCGATACCGAATGCGGTACCTTGATCTTCAAATGAATCGATTAAAGTTGACTGATTACCGAGTTGCCAACCTCCTTCATTCATTTTCTTATTGATTTCAGACATGTCATTACCATATTGGTCAAACATATCTAGAAATAATTTACGTGGATCTGCTGGAAGTTCCATACAAATCCATTCCAATGGTGTGATACTGTGGTCATTCTTATCAAGAGGTTCGTCTTTTGCATTTGTTTTATCATTAAGTGTACGAGGTTTGAACTTACATTCACGCATTTCTTGTATTAAGTAGTGACAACAATCATAAACCTCTAGTCTTCCTTGCTCAATGTAGTCATTAAGTCTAAAGATTCTAGCTTCACGGTTAATATAACCAGGTTTAAAATTAATACCGTACTCAGCGTAATGAGTAATCAAGTCCTTTTTGTCATAGTCTCTCTTATTATTCTTAGGGTCAATAATAGGTGTAGTATACCATTGGCCAATAGCTACATCTTTAGCTGACTCTTTGAATAGGTCGGCAAGATCCTTAACAGATGTGTTGTTAGTTCGAACGTCTTTATAGATAACCAATTTACCTCGGTCAGTATCTATATAACCAAACACGAATGTAGATGGGTCTTGTAACCCGTAATCGTGTGCGGCTATCACTTTGTATTTTGGTGGAATAACTATCTTAGCAGGAGTAGGTCTAATACACTTTGAAAAGTTTGGATAAACTAAACCTTCTGCAAATAAGAAACTCCCATGAATAAATCTTCTGATCCACCATTCAGGTTTATTCTTTGTATTTACTTCAATATAATCATCAGGCAAAAACTTATTAACGTCTGTAGATGCAATGTGACAAGAAATGTTTGGGTCTATTTCTTCAGGTAACTGCTCATATTTCTCTTTACAGAATCTTCCAAACTGATGAATGTCAGATGCAACTTGTAAAATATCTGAACGAATCCATCCAGAGTCTGGGTTAGATTCACAAATAAGTTTACGCCAGTCATATATGGCAGGTGCTCCTTCGTGTGTGTTATCAACACGCCTTCCTGCTGTGTTACGTAAACGAGTTTTAAGTTGGTGAAATGCTTCAGCCTGAACTTCAGATGCTTCCAAAATAACAACCATGGAATAGTTATTAGAACGTAGTTTATCTGGATCGTCAAACGGTCTTAACATAACTCTAGCGTCATTAATAAAATCTAAATATGCCTTTTGAACATTTCTAGATTTTAAGAACGCAGCGGGAAAAGAACGTTCGAAATCTCTAAGAATAGTTTGTTCATACTGAGATGTAACGTTAGCTCCAACTAAAATATTCGCACCTGGAGTTATAAGAATATGTTTTTCAATTTCCTTCTCAGATGTTTTTGTTTTCCCAGTTCCGTAAGAACCGAAGTTCCCAATGATTCTGTGTGTGTCTCTATGAACAGATGCTTGGTGAGGCATAGGCGTATATGTATCAACAAACGTGTTACATATCGGATTTGTACACTCTAGCCAGTCAGTAGACGGTGCACCTGATAATGCAAGTGTAGGTCCAAGAGGTGATCTACATCTCGGACATTTGCTTAGCTGCATCTTTTATCTCCTCCTCTGTTTTTCCAGTAGAGCGAGTTTTTTGCTTTAAAAGATCTTTTTTAAACTTTTGAATATTTCTATTCGCTTTTTGTTTTTGTTCTTTATTTAGATGAGAATACTTCTCCTTAACTATGTCTTGTTCTGCTTTGGCAATAGCATCTGCAGTTAAATCTGGTCTAAGTTCAAACTCAGGGGCGTAGTGCTCAAGAACAGAAGACACAGCTACATTATACATATCGTATAACTGTTCCTTAATAGCAATAAACTTTTTTAACTCATCTTCAGATGGTTTCTCTGGTAGTTGCCCACCATTAGCTGAAATAGTATATGCATTAAGTAAGTGTAGTGATAATGTGTGTAACATTTGAAATGCTGTACCTAGATCTAAAGTAGGTGATATAACACAGAATGTTTTATCTTCCTCTTGACCTATAGCAATTAAATGCTTTGCATCAATATCTTTGTTTTCAATCTTTAGCTTCATGTTAATTCCTCCTTATGATAAGTGTAGCATAGAAGAACGAAAAAAGCAATACGGGGATGAAATCGTATTGCTTGTTTTATTGGTCGGGTAGCCAGAGTTGCACTGGCAGACTCGTTTCCCCGATAAAGGGCTCGTCGCCCTTTGCCCTTTCCCATCTAAAAATGGGAAGAACCAACATGCCCGAGATTTAGTATCTCGGTACTTTAAATATAGCATGGAGTCGATAGTTTTGTCAATGGGTTGTTTTTAGATTTGTAAAATGAATTGGAGATTTATTAAAAGCGCACCCACACAGGCTTTATGGGGATATATAAAGGGGGC